CCGTCTGCAAGCACAACAGCCAGTGGAATGCGTGCGGATGCCATCAGGCTGTGGCCTTAGTGATCAGACCATCAACTGGCCAGGTGATCGACGCAGAAGCAAGTTCGCCAACCTGTGCGTCCAATGGCATCCATTCCACGCACAGCGCGTTGAACGTGTACGACGGATTCGTTGCAGACGCAGCACTGCCATTTGGCTTCACAACAACAGCAGTTGTGCTTCCAATCAGCGGATACAGCGTGGCTTCCACTGCAGCTGCAGTGAAGTCCTGATTGAAATCAATCTTCACGCTGGAGTCCTTCAGACCACCAACGCGACGCTTCGCGGTCTGGCCGAAAGTGGTTACTTCCAGTTCGTTCACACTGGTTGACAAGGTGACCTTTGTGATGTGGCTGGAAAGATCCACGCCACCAATGGTGACCACAGCATTTGTGACAACAATCGCCATTTCAGTTTCCTTTGCTTTCTTGCACAGCTGCGCTGCGCTTCGATGTTGACAATTCCAGATGACCTGAACCAATCAGGTGTTCAATGCTGACACCATCAATAGCCAAATCGTCACTGGTGAGAGTTCCACCAGGTTCCACTTCGCAAACCCTGTAGGGTCCAACGATTTTGTATGTGTCCATTTTAGAATCCTTTACGCGTGGACAAGCACATTGAATTCGCAGGACAAATACGCTGCGTCTCCAAGTGACACCGGACGAACATTTAACATATCTGCGACCTTCAACGTGCTACAAACACCACCCAACGTGGTGTCTGATTCGATGGCTGCACGAATAGACGACGCACCATCAAATGACATCCAGTCATCCAATGTGCGTTGCGCCGACCGGTCACCCATGCGACCTGCAACAACACTGACCACAAACTCCCATTCAGACAAACCACCACCCATAGCTCGATGGTAAGTCACAGACTGAATTTGAATGACTGCAATGGGTGGATTGATTTGTTCCGGTAGGTGATCTGCGACACGCAACCCTGGCACAATCCCCAAAGCTGTTTGCAATCCCATTTGGATTGCGAGACCTGAGCCGGCCATCACGCAACCACAAGCAAACGATATGGTGCCAACATTCGTTGAACATCAGGATCGATGGAACGCACAGTGATTGCACCCAAATCACCGAATCCTGCAACACCCAACAGGCTGTCCCCACGCTTCACCAGACGTCCTGCGAGGATCACACACGCACTTTGGATTGGTGTTGGGATTGCTGGCCAACCCCATTTGGCTGTGACCTGCACACCGGCTGGTGCAGTAGCTGTTGGAAAAGTCGCAGTAGCAGTCACAGAAATTTTGGTGATAGGCACAGCTCGAGAAATCGCATTCAACGGTTCAACCTGAAAATCTGTTGCACCCAATGTCGTTGCGTAGGTGCCATCACCAGCACTGTCAGTTTTCACAACCAAACCTGTGGTTGTGCTGATGTCATCAACAAACACAGTTGTGGATTCGTTCGCAATGAAAATCCTTGATGATGCAGCACTGTCAGCGAAGAAACGACGATTGCAATAATCATCAATGACGCGTGATGCTTCATCAATGCGCGATTCGAACAGCACATCATCAACAGTGTCAGTGACACGCAAAACAGCTTTCAACTGTGTGAGTGTGCAATAGCCATTGGTGATGGTCATTCAGATTCTCCAAACACGAACGTAACTGTCCAACAGTTCAACTGCGTTCCGTGAGCTAAGAAATTCAGCCACCATTCTACCTTTGCCAACACCATCAATGTTGTCATCTACAGCAACTAACGAACCTTTGCGTAGCAGATGCCATGCAGCGTTTATCTCACGCAAATGATGTTCTTGTGCTGGTTCCGGTGCAGCAAAATCGATGTCGAATGCATCCAGATAAAGGAAGTCCACTGGATCTGTCATGTTGCGCAGCGTCACAACAGAATCTGCTGTGATAGCTGTGGTGTGTGAGAGTTCCAACTGTTCAACCAGGTCAGCACCTGTTGGGTCTATGTCAATGGTGGTGACTGTCCCACCGGTGCGTGATGCAATCGCATTCCACACAATGGTGGACTGACCATCACCCAACCAGTTGCCAAGCTTCCGAATGGATCCTGTTTCCACAATTGTGGGTGCATCCGGTAGCGCATCGCAGATCAGCTGGAACGCTTCGAAACGGACACCTAACTGGTCCCACATTACCTGCAAATCAACCATGATTCACACGCTCATCAATCAGATCCAAAATGGGTTCCCAATGGTTTTGGAACACTGTGTTGTGCGCGTAGCTTTCAGCGTGAACGCGTGCGTTGATCGAGCGTTCCACCATGTTGCTGCAGCTGTACGCGTCTTCCAGCTGCTCCACAATCGAATGCACGAAAGGTGTGCAGAACCAGGCTGCACTTCCAGCATCCCAATACGGCTGAACTGTTGCCAACCAACCGGAACCTTCAACTAGTTCAGGTTGCGCTGTGTAATCCGAAACGATTGATGGCACACCACACGCAGCTGTTTCCAACACTGGTACACCAAAACCCTCACCGCGAGAACACAACAAATGAACATCCATTGCACCCATGATGGTTGCCAGCACCTGGCTGTCTAGTCCTGCGTAGTAGGCCCACTGATCAACCCACATCACACGCTCCATCGGGATCCCGCACGCTGTCACCAACGCTTTCAAATCGATCCCCATAGTTGCACCACGCGATTCAGAATGGAGATACAAAACCACATCGTTGTGTCTTGACATCAGATCAGACACAGCCAACAGGTTTTCCGCAAAAGCTTTGCGAATTGGTGCGGAACCCTTATTGGCCGCAACCATCCCAACCACGAAAGCATCTTCTGGAATGTTCAACAGTTGACGTCCATTCTGACCATCAACAGTCGCACCAGGTTTGAACGTCGAAGTGTCCACACTGTGTGGTGCATATTTTGCGTCCACACCTGCACGTTGGAGTTGCTCCAACCCAAACTTGGACATGGCAATGGACAACACGTTTTCACGCTTCGACCATTCCAAAACTTTGGGTGGAACAGGTATGTGATCCACCGGAACCCATGACGCAATCAGGTCGATCCCATCAACCACAGCTGTGTCATAAACCCAAGTATCAAACAGGGTAAGAAGTGCTGTAGGGACACCTGTGGTTTGCTGTGCGTGTTGTGTGTGCGCAGTCAGGATGTCGCAGCTGTAAGGGTGGTAGCCATTGGGGAGAACTTCAATTCCTTCCCATTCGGTAACACCACCATGCAAGCCATAGTTGCTGGAAAAGGTGACTGGTCTACCGGCGTCACGGATTTGTCTTGCAATGTTTGCTGCTTGGACTCCATAGCCGGTGCCAACCCAAGGTGCGTTGCTGTGAACAACGATTCCGGTTCTTCGACCAGATGACAACGCTGCGCTAGCAGCAGTGCTGCTGCGATGTGTCCTGGCAGATCCATTGGGATCCCGTTGATTTCCACCAGCATTGCGTGTCCTTTTGTTACCCATGTTTTGTCTCCCATGTGATGATGAAAGTGTGCGCAGCTGGAACCCCACGGGAAAGGTTCAACAGCTGCGCACACATTCAAAGTGTGATCAATGGCTTATGCCAAAGATCAGGTAGCAGCACCAATGAAGTGCTTGACGGCTGAAGTGTCCGGAAGGTTTCCGTCGCCACGCCAGGTGACCCTGAACGTGATCAGATCGGACACGAAACCCACGCTGTCATCGCGTGCGACTTCGATGCCACGAACCTGACGCGTGTAGTAGCTCGAGAAATCACCGAAGATGATTGACTTGGCTGAGGTACCAGTGGCCACCATGTCAGGGTTTTCATAGACAGGAAAACCAAGCAACATATCCGGCTGGCCAACCATCAGCGACGGCTGCCACAGATACTGACCAGTGGTGTCCTTCAGCTTCCTGACAGCACCAAGCGTCGAAGCCTTCATCTGCCATGCACCGCCGCGACGACGATATGGAGAACCAACGGAATACACCAGGTCCACCAAATCATCCGAAGCGGGAACACCAGCAACACCAGTACCACCAGTGACACCAAGCGTGGATGCGGTAACGATTCCACGCGGGATCACAGTGCCAGTGCCAACAGTGAGCGCAGCGTTCACAGCAGTACCGAGACCAATGGAAGCCTGACGCGCAATGAAGTCCAGGATGTTGATACCTGAATCTTCAATCAGTTCACGACTGAGCTGCATGGTAGCTGCGTACTTGAACGCACCAAGCGTGATGAAAGCTGAGAACGATGCATCGCTCTCACCAATCGATGCACCTTCAGCGACCTTCACTGCAGTGGAGAAACCAGACTGACGCGGGATCTGCAGGTTGTTGCCAGTGTCAGTGGTCAGCACAGTGACCACATTTGCATCAAGCATCGGACCTTGCTGCACCAGCTGTTCAACCAAACGATTGTAGAAATTGGTTGGGACTGGAGAACCAGTGGTTGTGGTTAGAATGTCGCGCTGTTCGAACGACGCACTGCGACGCTCACCCATAGCAATGGCACGAATGATCTGCGCATCAGTTTCAGTCTGCGCAATCTCAGCCGGTGTGAAATCCTGCGGAAGCCCAAGAGCAGAACGACTCTCAGAAATGGAACGCTCACGCGCTTCAACATCCAGGATCTGCTTGGAACGCGCATCCATCGAATCGATGTCAGCGTTCATACGGTCAAACTGTGCTGACTCTTCAGCACTCAGATCACGGTTTTCCAGTGAAGCGATATCGAGCAGATTCTTGGCTTGTTCCCAAGTTGCTGCGCGCTTCTCAGTAAGCCGCTTCAGTAGATCATCAGACATGATGACTCCTTTACGTTTGGAATGGTTTGGGGTGTTGCCAAGCTGGTGGTGTCTGCGGTAGTGCCAATCACAGGTCTGAGCGCAGATCCGAACAGCGAAGAATCACAAAACCTTTTTGGCTTGCAATTCAAACTTTCGACGAACCAAAGCAACCGGAACAGTCGTTGATTCGTTTGCACAAATTGTATCAGTTGCAGTGCGCACAGTTGCACCACTGGCTTCAGGGTACGCAGGAAAACCAGTGACAATCGAAACCTCATGCAGAACAACTTCGCGCAGGACACGATGTGATCGATCAGCAGACCAGGTGTCACCACCACGCGGAACTGAGAACCCAAAAGACATCGCGTGAACAGTGCCATCGGCAATCAGCGTTGCCAGATCCCGCCCAACACTGGTGTCCGGTAGCTGTGCGTCAACACGCAACCCGCGTGCATCCTCAGACAACACCAACGATGCGTTGCGTGTCGAAGCCAACACCTGATCAGTGTTGTGATTCGCAAACATCCGGATTTCTTTACCAGCACCCAACGAGCGTTTGAACGCACCAGGTGCAATGGTTTCAATGAACGGGAGTGGTTCTGAATCAGAATTGAAAACAGCTGCGTAACCACTGAACTGCATACCATCACCAGCAGCACGCAGTTCCAATTCACCATCGTTGAACGCACGCACTTCCACATCGCGTCCATTGACTTTGCGCAGTTCCACATCCATGCGCACATAACGCAAAGGTGTTGCGTCTGATGGTGCAGGGTCCATCACTCCATCCATCAACAATTGCGTGTCAACAGCTTCGCCACTTGCAACTGCAGCAGGATCTACTAGTGACTCAGGAATTACCCATTTCTTGCAAATCCCATTTGGGTCGATATCGCCAGCCACTAGTTCACACGCACGCGGACCCTGATAGTAAGCACACGAACTGCACACCAAACCATCAGCCACGAAAGGTGAAGCTGCTACATAGTGCGCACCATCAGCACCGGACCCTTGGTCATACTGGCCGAACACATCAACAATTTGAATTTCGGCTTCGATCTGCACCAGCTGATGTGGAGTCAACGGATAGATACCATCACCTAAACCATCACCTATAACATCACGCGTTTCTGCATTCATTTGCTTTGACCTTCCGTTTCCAATCTTGTCCAATACATTTTGTGTCCAAATCACAGCTGGATCACCACCCCACGCAGCCCAAGCCACGCGACCAGCGGACGGATAATTTGCATCATCAGGTGACCAACCAGAAGCCTGTTTATCAACAGCATGACGCGCCAAATAGGAAGCCATCCTGCGCACAACATCCAATGACACTGGAGTTCCAGCAGCCAAAGTTGCTGCGCGTCGCCGGCCAACAATCGTGAACCCTGAACCAGCGCGACCGTCAGCAATCCACACCAACGCACGCTGCGCTTCATGCTGCACAGCAGCCGGTGGAATGAAGCTGTCACCAACAGCACGCTGACCTAACTTAGTAACCATCACAGTGGCTCCTGCGCATCAATACCCATAGGTGGTGGATTAATACCAGGTCCAGCCATAGGCGCACCAGGTAGAGCCATGACGAATTCTGAGCCACCATCGTAAGGTTCCAAACCTTCAACAGCACGCGCTTCATTGGGTGTCAAAAATCCGTATTGGATCCCTACACCATGCGCTCGATACCGGCTGATCTGATCCGCACGCAAAAAGCCTGCAGTGTCAAACATGATTTCCTGTTCTCCTGGCATCAACGTCGATAGTGCAGATTCGATGCGACGCAACCAAGGAAGCAGCGTGTAAGTCACAAAATGCTGACCAGCCATTTCATTGTTCTGATAGGTCTGGCTGTCACCACGCGCACCAATCATGTATGTAGGAATCCGGAAGATTCGTGCAATCTGTGCAATCTGCAATTCCCTAGATGCATTCATTTCCATAGACGCTGCGTCAGCACTGATGCTGCGCCATTTCATTCCATTGGTCAGCACAGCTGGCCGGCGCCTACGACGATTCTGAGACTCCCAAGTGGACTGCAACACCTGTGCTTGATCGCTAGTCAAATCACCATCGACTTCCAGCACACTGCTAGGTGTTGCACCATCACCATAGAACTGCGCCAAATGTCGTTCCATCGCCAAAGCCAAACCAACAGTGGTGCGTTGCATTTCAATTGGAGACAACCCTATTGCAGCCTGTGGTGGAGTCCACCAACGCAAATGCAACATCTGGTCTGTTGGCACATTGCCACCATTTACCGTGTAATAGCGCCGCCTATCGATCACATTGCACTGCACATTCATAGGGTGCAGTGGAGTCAACGCAACCGGTACACCAAAGTTATTTCGATCAATGAACACATAAGCATTCCCATGTAAAGCAAGACTGGAAACAATCATGTGCATCAGTTCGTACTGCGTAACAGTCAACGAACTAGACAACCACCCTGGCACTGATTGTGTTTTCACACGCTCACCAACATGAATGATCGAGCGCACCGGAAGTGAAGCAACAGAATCAGCAAGCAACGAAACAGACGCCAAAACAGCTGACACTTCCAACGCTGACGATTCGTTGACACGCTCACCAGACCAGTTGTTGCCACCAACCCAAGATGTGATCTGCAATGGATCTGGTGCAACAACAGCACGTTTCGAAAACAAACTCATCGAACAGTCACCAGCCAAGAAAGAAGGATCAACAGCACACCAGCTGTGACCACAGCAATAGGAACAGACAACATCGCAACACCAACCACCACCAAAACACACCCAAGCAGTTCCACCACAGTGGTCAACACATCACGCATCAGAACCCCAAGGATCAACAATCGACGGAACACCAGACGAAACCTCAGCACCAAAAACACCAAGCAAAGCAAGGGTAGATGCCACCAATGGTGACACATCCACAGACGTATCCCGCCGATGCCAAGCCCAAGAATCGCCAAGGGTTCGACGCTTCGAACCAGCCACAGCAGCGTTCAACGGAACCTGATTGATATGCACCAACGAACCATCCACCACACCATCAAAGAACTTTCCGCAGGCTGTAACAACCTGACGCGAACTAACTTCGATCACTTGCAAACCCAACCTGCGTAAATCGCCGGCCAATGAACCAGCAGCTGACACCGGATCAATAATCACCGAACGATATTTGTCCACACGTTCCTGATCTGAAAACCAATCCAACACCCAACCGGTGCCAGCACGATTCCCAATCACTTCCACATGGATTTTACCATCAGCACGCAAACCAGCAGCGCATAGCGAAGACATCGCACGCGA